GCAATGATAGCTAAAGCCTTACTTTCATCCAGCTCATGCAACGCAACGTGTATATCTGCAAACTTTGCATGAGTTTTAATTTGTTTGTCTAAAAATTTTTCTAAACCGCTGCTTTGCTTAGTGTCTTGGAACGAGCCCCGGTACATCATGAACTTTGCAAGCATCGATTCTTTTGGCCAGCCAACTTCAGTACGAGAGACTGTGTCTAACCAAATATCAATGAGATTATCAATCTTGGATTTGTTCATAGGTAAATGTCATATCTACCGGGATGTCTGCAATCTCGTTATTGATTTTTATTATTTCATCTAACTCGTCTGTATCGTCCCTACGCTTCGTAACTGCATCCAATGAATAATATTTTTCTAGTTCGATAGCGCCACCTTCAACGAACCCACATTCATATTGGCAACTGTGACAGGGCTCAACGACACCGTAGAGTTCTCGCGGTCCCCACGCGTGATGCTGTAAGGCTAACCGGAGCGCTTCTTTTTTACTCCTCGCAGTTACGAGCATATCGTGAATGTGCATCTCCATAGTTTTAAATTTAACTTTATAATCGATCGGCTCTGCGCGCACAGCTTCTAAGTTTGGTTTTTTCATTGTTAGTCCTTTTTAACTTTTATAATCACTCCAACTTACAGTCTTGAATGTAGCTTTGTGATTCACCCATCTTGTAAATCTACGTTGGTAAGGATCTTCCTTGTCATAAGGCATTACGAACGGGTCACACCCGTAATCTTTTAGAACTTGCACTCTATGCAAGTCTTCCTCTGGCGTAGAGTGGTATCCTATAAGGACGTAGAACGCCATCTGCCAAGGTTTGATTCCCGCTTCAACGCAAGTCTTAATCCCTTTATGAATCAGCTTTTCATGTCTTGGATCGTCCCAAGCAAAATGCACCTGATTTTTTTTGCCTGACATATTAGAAAATCTGACACTTGCTAACGCAGACGCTTGCTCCTCTTTGATATTCCTAATGTTTAACCCTTGTGAGAAATTTACTTTCAATTTTAGCTCGTTCATTTCTTTAATACGGTTTGCCCAATCTGGATTTCCAAAAAAATCATTATCGAGCAGCACCACAAAGTTTGAGTCTCTCTGCGTCCACAACTCTTCCATCGTGCTGACCCCGTAAGGCTTTCCCTCTTTCTCTGGCACAACACAAAAAGAACATTTCAAGCGACAACCTCGCATTGTGAATCCTATATTGTGGGGATATCGGTAGATCGAATAATCAGGAATCATGTTTTCAATTTCATCTGGCAGAGTTTTTTCCATATTCCAGCCAGTACCGCCGATAATCATTCGCTCATCACTTAACATTGAATCATCAGAGAAATTGAATATTTTTGACGCATAAATTTTGTCGTAAGTGTCTCGCAGTAGAGGCATATAATGCTCAACATGATGACCTTGCGCTTTGTGCCAAGCAGAGATTTTCATTAACGCCAAGTTAGGAATCTTGCTGTCAACGTCGTATATTGCGATGTTAGTAGCCATCTTCTTCCGTCGGCATCAGTGATTCAAGCTGCGCTTCCTGTTCCTTCACGCGCTGTTTAAGGTCGTCCAGCATATCCCTGACCTCTGGCATGCTGTATTTCTTTGGCTTTTTAGAATCGCCAAGCAATTGCTTATGAAACTCTTCTCCGTACATATCAATCATGTAGCTCCTGTATGTCTCCCGGCAGTGAGTGGAGTTGGCCATCCCAAACGCATTGCAGTACTGACATTGAGGATGGATGTTTTCTTCTAGCAGCTTTGTAGCTAACCGACCGCGCTCAATGTAATGACCCCCCTGCATCTCTTGCCATCGGGCAACCTTGTTACAAGTGACACACTTTACAAAGCCTTGATGATCGGCGGCTTTCAGTCTGACAAGTTTCTGAAGAAGCGTGGCGCACTCATCAATCAGCTTTGCCTTGCTCTTCGGCTTCCTTTTCTTCAATAATTTTTTCGACACGGTCCCTGATCCACACCTCGACAAGTTCTTGAAGTTGTTCTATTTCGTGGTCCTGCGCTTCTATGATTACTTTCATGCGTTTAATTGATCCCGGCTTTGATTCACGAAATCAGACCAGTTCACCCCTTTCTGCGCATAGTCATCGTAAATCTTCTCGATGTATTGATGAGCTGCTCCCATACTCAAAAGGCTTGAAACTGGTATCACACTGATAATTTCTAGCTTCGTTTCGTAGTCCAAATGTTTTAAGTTTTTGTCATAAACTTTTTTAAAATCTTCGCTACTGTCTCTTAACAGTTTCACACCGATTGTTAATTTGCATTCGCACTTGGCAAAATGGTCATCGTTACCGTAAAGCTGCTTGCCGATCTCCCTGTACATCGCGTGTTGTAGACGGTTCTGTAAGTCACTCCGACGCCTCGCATCAACGATGTTGACAACAATCTTTCCGTACTTCTTTAGATACTCCACCATCGAATTTTTGACACGCGGGAAGTCATCCGTTGAGCTCACATTGATTTGCAGTCCATCAACCATTCAAAGGAACCTCAAGCGTTTTAAAATTATCTACATCCAAATAAACAATAGGCTCTGGCTTACGTCCGTCGCGGCCTCTGTAATCTAGGGTAAAATCTTTTTCACACTCAAGATCCGATAACTTGATGACCCCAACCTTGTCGGTCCACCAAACGATCAAGTGAGTATCGTAATTTGTCGCTAGCTTGAGTTCATTGGCGTACTGCACTTTATGCAATGAAATGAATATCTCTCTGTGAATCGTAGAGGCAATGTTTCTTTTTTTAATCTCAATCCATTTTGTGAATTTGTCGTGGAACCAAAGATAATCGATTCTGTGTAGCGAGTTAGTCTGATGTAGCTTGCCCCCATACTTGTCTTCTAACGCATTTGCTAATATGCGCTCGTTTTCTCTATCTTGTTCATCCTCATAAATCATGAGGAGAGCTCCTCGTTGAACCATAGACGTTGGGAGTTGTCTTGACCGATGAACTGCCTGTTCTCCAACCAAAGACCAATCGTGCCTTCCCACGGGAGATGTCGATTTTTACTACAAATTATTTTTGTGTCCGGGCGGCGCATATAATCGACTTGCTCATCAGTGAGCTCACCGCCGGCTGCAAGTAAATCTCGGAGCTTATCTTTTTTCTTGTCTGCCCAGACTATGCAGAGGATCGACGCTAGTTGTGAGTAGCTTGAGCTCCCTAACAAATCAAACCGAGTCGGCACATACTCGTCGGATCCCTGCGCTGGCTTGCGTGTGTGGTGAACAATAGCGATATGAACATCAAAGGCCTTCGCAAGCTGCACAAACATTTTCATGATGTCCCGTTCTATCGCTGCCTCTCCCCCTACCCCTTTAATCATTTGCAGGCAGTCGATGACGATGAGCTTTGCCCCGTAATCTCTGGCCATCTTGACCACTAGCGCATAAGCCTCAATGCTTGGCACATCCCCGTGGTGATCATAAAGTAAAAGTTTCCCATTACCCCAGTTAGCAAATTGTTTTTGATACTCGATCGGCGGGTCCATCACACCAGACACGAGCTGAGTCAGCATCTTGATCTGGTGCTTAATTGGCATCTCAAAGCTAGCTATCCCAGTAACCACATCGCGCGCTGCGTAGGCGGCGATTTGGGCAAGTAAACTCGATTTTCGATGACCGTCTATGCCAGCAAATACGGAGACTGAACCGTACTGTAGGATTATTTTTTCATGCGTCTTGGTCCAAGGCAGTTTTACGCCCTCTTGCGTTGGGTCTTCCTCGGTGATCTGGTCCTCGAAACGGTCGATCCAGTTGACCTTGTGCTGTGATGTTTCCGCTAAAACATTCTCCAACGTTTCCTTGTCAAAATTACTTACCGATATCCTATCTACAATCACAGAATCATTTCCTCCACTGACGTTGGGGAATCGACCCAGCTTTCCCAATCTTGATTTTTTAATACCCGGCAAACATGAGCGAAACTAGGGTCAAATTGTTTCTCTGCACGAATTTGTTTTTTACGTTTGATCTCTGCACGAATTCTACCGACTAACCAATCCACATCACTCGTACCCATACCCAATTTTTTAAATTCTCGGAAGGCCGCAGACTTGGACCCTAATGCTCCCAACGTTGGGGTAAAAGATTTCCATAGTTTCTCAAAATCATCTGGGTAGGAGTTTTGTTTGGTAAATTTCCGACTGTTAGAATAATGCTTGTTAGAATTAAGCAAGCTGCTAGAAGTAATCTTACAGCTAGCATTAATCTTGCTAGCATTATTCTTTAAGCTAGAATTATGCTTTTGCACAGACCGTGCCAAGTCTACCGTGTTCTGATTTTCGGCAAACGGTTCACTACCGTGTTCTATTTTTTGCACCACGGTTTCCCGTGGAACAAGTTGATAGTAAACACCGTCAAAATGCCCTAAACGGTTAAACTTTTTTTTCTCAGCGATGAGGTTGTTTTCGAGAAGTATTTTCCGAGCCCGGTAAAAGACCGACTTCCCGATTTTAAATTTATCCATCACTTCCTGTCCTCGTATAGCAAAGCCCTCGGGTTTGCTGTGTAGAAGAATCATGAAAGCGATAGCGTGACTGTCACTTAGATTTAAAACGCTGTGAGGCAATTCAATTAGCTCTAGTGACACGCGCCAGTTCTCCTGATTTCTTTAGTATGAAGCCGTGTTTTCGTAATCTTTCTTGTGCGATACCAGCTTGTTTGACGAAAGCTGGGCTCATGTTTTTTTCGCCATTAGCGAGGCCCTGTCGATAGAAAAGTAGGGTGTTGTGATCCTCGAAAGTGTCGTAAGGTTTTTTCGGCGCATCGCCAGAAAAAAGATCTCGCCAAGTAAGTCCGACTTTTTTTAATATCTCCACGTTATCGCACCCGCTGTGACAAAACATCAGAGTCTTCCCTGAATCCCCATCCGTTATGTATAGATTCTGACCTTTGTCGTGAACTGGACAACGAGCCACCCAACGTCCTTCCCCTAGCTCTCTCGCATGATCGAACAATTGAGCCAACTCCCTAGCTTTTAGCACTCGGTGCGGGCCCCCTTCTTTTAGCATTGGGGTTACTTCCCATAGGGCCATAAGGTTTTAATCGTTTAACGTAGATTATTTTGTCAGTCGTTGTGTGTTGACCATCAACAAAAACAGCAACTACCTCTTGCTCCACTGTCTCTACCAATTCATCATCTTGAACACCGACATCTCTGTCTTTATTTGCAAGCATCTTTTGAATTGCAGCAGGGATGAATTTTTTCTGACCGTCAGCAAAATATTGTGCCGTCTTACCAGCACCAAAACCTTTTGAGGCCATCCAATCTTTAAGGGGAATTGGTCTTCTAAATCGTTGGGGATACATTTCACACGCTCCATATGTTTTATATCTTTTAGATATACTACATATCTATTGAGCGAAAAAAAAGTTTTATTTAGATTTTTTTGTTCGATGATGCAGAGCATCAACGCTGGACAGGATTTCTGCTAAGTATTCGTGAATTTGATCTTCTTGATTTGCAGAATCGAGCGCCTTTTGAATGTAGATCCGCACTTCTTTCCGGAGCTCAAAGTAATCGTACATCATTTTCGTTTGGTCTAACATATAGTCGGTGTATTTGTTGCCGCACATATATCCCAATGTCGTGCCCAGCGCAGCTGCGATAATGTCAGCATCATCGAGATCTATCGCTCCATCAGCATGAACTGATGTGTCGCTAAGACGTTGAATTTTTTGACGCGAAATTCCTGATAAAACAGAAAAACTGCTGGCTGTGTGCTGTTTTTCCTTCAACAGCGTTTTAAAATTTTTTCTAAATTCAGTTTTTGCCGACATCCAATAAGCTCTTCTCTCATTGCGCGGAACGGGTCGTTGACGTCGCGGCAGATAACAAATTTACTCATATGATATTAGTATTACTAATACCAATAGTATCTATTTTTTTCAAAAATAACAGATAAAAATTAATTAGACAAATACTGTTGCGATTATTCTGAAGATTTTTGAGTTGCGAATTTGTGGCGGCTGACGAGAAATGTGCGCTCGGAATTGCCCATTCTTTTTCCGCTCAAGCCAATAAATATGTTCACCTGTCGGAAAAAGTGGATCCGAGGGCGTAACCACAGGAGAACCTGACAATAATATAGTAGTGTTTGGCGGGAAGTGTGTGCCCGTATCTTTGTTTCCACTATAAATCGGAAGCTTAATGTCGTTCCATACCACGAAGCGCACGTTTTTAAATGCTTTGAACTGTTTGCGCGCAGCCGGAGCTGGTAAACCTGATGTGGTGTAGTCTACGTTCCATTCGCCACTAACTTGCTGATTGAAGTTGGGATCAATGCGCGTTGGCGGTATCTCGAAAAGGTTTGCAATCAAAACTAACGCTTTTGCTGAAAGCTCATTATGTCCAGAAAGGATTTTTCCAAAAAAAGAATTTGACCAGCCGAGTTCTTGCGAGACTTTGACTTGCGACATCTTTGTCTTTTTTTTATAAATTTGAAACTCCTTTTTCAAATTACTCCTAACGGTATCTTTTTTTAATTTGCTCATGTCGTGAGTAAAATAACCCTTTTTTTTAAAAAAAACACTTAAAATAGATGAAATTTGCTCATGAATCAGACACATTTATTTTTTTACAATGATATTCTAATTGACCCGATACAAATAGTATTTTTTGACAGATACTGATAGTATTCGGAGTATGAGTAAAGAACTAGAAGCAAGCAAGTTAAAAAAGCTGTACCAAGCAGTTGAAGCAGCGAGAGGTCTTAGCCATCCTAAACTGGCAAAGCAAATGGGAACGGATAAATCTCAAATCTCGCATATGCTCAATGGACGCAACCCGATTAACTTGGAACGTGGGCTGCAATTTTGCAGACACATAGGGTGTGAACTAGAGGACTTTTCACCCCGCCTCGCAAGAGAGGCATCGAACCTCGTCAAAATGGTGACGGGTACTGTGAACGGGATTACTGGTGACGTTGGTTACCTCGTTGGTACAGAGATGAAAGAGATATTAGAGATTATTAAAAACAGAGTTGTGGTAGATAATCAAATTTACTGGCCGGGTAAGCACAGTATGCATACCTACGCTTTACCTGTTAATGGTGAGGCTAACGATCCCGAGCTACCACACGGCTCAACAGCGATTGTAGATTTTGAGAAAGAACCGAAAGTTGGTGATATGATGGCTTTGTCAGATAAGACATTAAAATATGCGAGATATAAAGGCGATGGTTTTGCAGAATTTGTTAACAAAGATTATCCGAATAGAGTTTTTAAGATGCCAAAGAAAATGAGTACAGTTGGCGTAGTCATAGGAACCCAGATACACAAGTAAAAAAATTTGCCCACAGTAGATACGTAATATATCCACAGATGGGTTTGAATATCCCACGGACAAGGATTGGAATAATGCGACGATTCGCGCATCCAGCTCTAACTCAGCAAGAGGTCCAAAAGCTGAGACTAATTAAAAAGGAGAAAGTATGAAGGAACAGATGCAATTACGAAAAGCCGTGTTTGAAGCAAAAAAAAGTTTTGAAAGTATTAAAGTAAACGCTGAATATAAACTAGGAAGCACAGTCATTAAATATGCAGACATACAACAGATCATGTCAAAGATTGCGCCAAGTCTGCTAGCGAACAATATTGATACGGTCACCACTGTTAAGCGAGTTGAAGGGCATGAAGTTGAGGCAGACCGCGATGTGATAACGCGACTAATTCACGTTGATTCTGGTGAGAGTGAAGAATATATATTCCCTTGCAAATTACGAAACCCTGAGAAAACCTCCGATCAAGCTGCGGCGCACACTACGGGCAGACGATATAACTTGATCGGCGCATTCGGCTTAACAATCGAAAAGGACGGCGGTATTGATGAAGAAGGCTACATAATCCCTGATGAGGAAACGTCAACAACAGAAGAAGATATTTTAAACGGGATAAAAGCTGAAGACGTACAACTTTTAGCAGAGCTTACTGCTGAATTAAATTCCGCTGCGACAAAAGATGAACTTTTATCGATTTGGAAAAAGAAAAATAAACAAGTCAAAGAGTTGGGAAACTTCATGCAGAACGTTTTAGGGATAGCGAAAGATAAACTCAAGGAAGATTTAAAGGATGCTGCGTAAAAAAACAAAAAAGATAAAAGAGCTAGAAGCACCGTTAATAAAAATTAAGCAACGCACCCCAGAGTGGTTTGAGGCAAAGCTCGGTCGATTCTCAGCAAGTGGCGCTGGTGTTGTTGTGCCGGGATCTCGGGGTGCTTATTCAAGCAAACGAGAAGACTCCAAAAACAAAATCGTCGACCAGATACTCGACCCTGAGAAATGTTTGGCTGAAATATTAAAGGAAGAGCTCAGAAGAAAACCCGATTCAATTCAGTGGGGCGTTGACAACGAATCTAAAGCGTTTCAAGCCTATGAGATAGAATCAGGGAACCTAGTCGATGAAGTAGGCATATTCCTCGATCCAACTAACGAACGCATCTGTGCAAGCCCTGACGGCGTCCTATTTAGTGGT